TTATTTGGTTGGAAAGAATATGATTATATGCGTACAAAACAAAATCTAAAATCTAATGAATGGCAATTCAGAGATAAAATGTGGGTTTCTTTTGTACCAAGACCAGAACAAATATTACATTATGGAGAACCAATAACTATTGTACAGAGGTTAAAAAAAATATGAATATAAATAAATTTAAAAAAAACCACAAGTTATTAAGTGAAGTTTTAAAAAAAGAAAGTGGTGAAAGTCCTGCGGTTTTTGATGGCTATGATATACATGAATCAATTATTACATGGGCATTATGTAATATTTCAACAAAAAAATTAAAAGAGATAATTAAAAAACATGAAAATTAGATTCAGATATACATATTTAAAAACTCTTTATAAAAAATATAAAAAGCTACACAATAAAGCAACTTATAAAGGTGTTAGAGATAAAGTAAAAAAAGAAATGTCAATAGTTATATTGTCAGCTAAAAGCGATAGTAAAATAAAAAAATCTAATATTGAGTTTCATCTTAATAGAAACAATATAAGTATGAAGCCACAAGGGTTTATTTTCGCTGAACACAATCAACATAAATATAATTCTTCTAACAAACATTTAAGACATATAAGTGAAAGTGTAAGAAAATTTTTGATTGATAAAATAGCAAAAGAAAGGATTGAAAAAAAAAATGCAAAATAGTTTTGATTTTAAAGAAAAATACCCATACAAAGCAGGGCATAGAAATGTTGATACATCTATAAAGTCAGCAGAAAAAATAAATAAGCATCTTAAAAGAATTAGTAAAATAGTATTAGTTGAATTAGCTAAAGTATATCCCAAAGGACTTACTGGATCAGAAATTGCTAAAAATGCCAATCGTAGTTTATTATCTGTTAGACCTAGAACAACTGAATTAAAAATACAAGGTTTGATAATAGATACTGAAAAAAGAAGAAAAAATGAGTATGACAATACCGAAATAATCTATAAATTAAGAGATATTTCTGTTATAAAAGATTATGGTATTGACATTGACAAAACCTATCAGAAGTAAGATTCACCTAAAATTTGTATCAGAGCATGGTTGTACTATATGTGGTAGAACTGATGTTCAATCTGCCCATATAAGGTACACTGGTGCAGGGATAGGTCTAAAACCTTGCGATAGTTTTGTTGTACCGCTTTGTATAGAGCATCATCAAGAACAACACTCAATGAATGAAAGAATGTTTTGGCATTTATATTCTATAAATCCAATATCAAAAGCACTTGCCCTTTGTGCCGAAAGTCCAGATAAAAAAATAAGAAAAGCATTATTTACTAAATTTAGAAATCATTTTGATTGGGAATGAAATATATACTTATAATGGTGGTTTTAACATTTGGTGGTAAGCTAGAATACAAAAAATATGAGTTTATAAATACAGGTAAAAGTAATGAAGAAATTATTATTCAATGTTCAGAATACGCAAATAAAATAAGGCATAAAATTGCATATCACACCTGGAATTACAAAAATCAAGGACCAAAAAGTCAGGGTTGGTATATGTATGACAAATCAGGTATGTTGATTGCTCATATTTGCTAATGAAAGAATACCAAATACAAATAAAATTAATTGAATATTTAAAATCAAAGAAGCTACCAAGGTTTAGATTTTTTCATGTACCAAATCAAGGCATTCGTTCTATAAAATATCAAACAATTCTAAAAAAGATGGGTATGCGTAGCGGTTGCCCTGATTTAATATTTGAGTTTAAAGGTGGCTATATAGTGTATATAGAAATTAAAACCACTAGAGGTAGTGTTTCTAAAAGTCAAAAATTATGGAAAAGTATAAGCGACTCATTAAAAACACCGCATTTTATTTTAAAAGGGGATTTTAATTATATCAAAAAAGAGGTAAATAAGGTAATAGCAAAATATCATAACTAAAAAAAAGGAGAACTATGAATCAAAGTATAGATAAGTTTCCAGCTATGCAATTATTTACAGATAGTTTCATTGCTGAAACTGTGCATTTAACAAATGAAGCAGTAGGAATATATATAAGATTAATTTGTTTCGCTTGGACTAAACATGGCAAAGCATTTAGTCAGCCAGAAGCATATAAAATTTGTCAAGCTAGACTAGATGAAGAAAAAGATATTATTGACCTTGTATTAAAAGAGTTTTTTCAATCTGATAAAAATGGTTATACAAGCAAAAAGGTTTTAAAAGAATATGCATATTTAACTGAAAAATATAAGGTTAGATCAGAAGCAGGTCGTAGAGGTGGTTTGGCTAAAGCAAAAAATGGTACATTAGAAAAGGAATTACAAAATCAAAATGATTTGATACATGTATTAACTAATCGAGCCACAAGCAAAACTATAGCACCTACTCCTATACCTACACCTATTCCTAATAAGATAATATTAGCTGATTTTGAAACTTTTTGGGGTAGTCTTACATTTAAAAAAGGGTCTAAAAAACTAGCTTGTCAAAGATATTGCAAAGAGTGTCGAGAGGAAGACCCTCAAGAAATTGCAAAATTATATAATAAATACTCAGCAAGTATTACAGATAAACAATTTTGCGCACAAGTATCAACTTGGCTAAATCAAAGAAGATTTGAAGATGAGATAAATAATACTCCTAAAGAAATACCAGAACCAAAAGAATTTTATAATGGAATAGAATTAAAAAGACATGGCTTTTTTGGGGATCAAATAGAATATATAGATAAAAATGGTAATAAATATCAAAAACACAAATGGAAAATGGGAGCCAAAATAGAAAAAGTTAATTAAAAAATTTTAAAATATCTTTTTTAAGTAAGATAGTATCATTTTTATTAGACAAAGTATGTAATTGATGTGATATGTGATTTTTAATATTTAAAATCTTTGTTTTTCTACCCTTTTTAAAAATTTCAGACTGATTATCTTTTCGAGATAAATGTCTATTATCTAAAGTTTTTTTATCGTTTTCTAGTATCAATACTTTTGTTTCATGTATTTTTTTAATGTATTCAAGATTATTTTTAGTAAAAAGTCTATCACCCTCAAATAAAAAATTTCTTTTTGTGATTTGTGAAAATTTTAAAAAATGGCTATTAACTGCCATGCTTAATTTATCAGTACCACAAAAGGTATCATTATTATAAATACCGAGTACTAATAAATTAAGAGGTTCTATAAGATGACCTCTTAAAAGTCCAAACTTATAATCTTGCATTTGTTGATCTTTAAGTATTTCTTTTACTAAAGTAGTTTTACCAGTTGCTGGTTCACCACCTATTGCTACACATTTCATATTGTTTTGTAATCAAACCCTCCAGAATCTAAAAATGTATTATACAAATTTTGTCTAATATTTTTGCTATTACTTAATTTTTTTTCTAATGTTTCATTTCTTCCATCCCAAAAAACTGACCAATCTATACCATTCCAACCATCTTTTTCTACTTGTTTAATCTCCTCTGCTTGTCTATCTAAATAATAACCTAAATATCTACCTCTTGATCTTCTAAATATTTTCTTAAAAGAGCATAAACAAGTTTCCATTTGATATAAATCAATTTTTACTAGATATTTTTTTTCTAGTTTAAGTTGCAAATCTTTAGCTTCATATTCTAAAAAACTAATACAATCATTTGATAAAGTTTTATCCACCCAATCATCTTTACCTAAAGCATAACAAAGTCCATTTCTATGTGATTTACTACCTGATTTATCTGATAAAACTAAATTATTTGGTAATACTCGTAATCCTACACAATCTTTCAAAGTTTGCATATAAAACCAAGTTGAATACCTACCAAATTTATAAAAATTTTTAATTATCTTTGATCTTAAAAGATTATATTTACCTTGATAAAATTTAAAAACATCTCTTTGTGATCTATCTCCTATAAAATCTCTATAACTTTTAAATTGTTGTGGTAAAAAACCTTTGTTGTATTTTGTATCAGTTTGGTATCTTAATCTTTTATAATTATTGTTGTTCCAATCTTTTAATCTTTCTATATCAACTAACTCAAAATCAGGGAACTCATTCCAGATAATCCATGCAGTAGGTAAATGATATGTAGTGCCATATATCCAAGCAATCCAATATTTTTGTTCGATATTATGTTCGTATCTATTAAATAAATAATTTAATAACCATAAAGCTGGATCGCAATCTTTGTACTTTATTGACCAATAACACCAGTATAAAAAAGCATCTTTTCTATTTTCTTTTAATCTATAATCTTTAAAAAACTTTGACACAACCACCCTTGCCTTTTTTAAAAACTGCTTTTTTGATAATAGGATCGTTTATATTATAATCATTTTCTTTAAAATTATTACTAGTAATTCTAAACATAGATAGCTGACATTTTGATTTTTGTTCACCTAACATTGTGAAGCCAATTTTTTTATAAAATGGAACTGCTTCTGGTTCTGCTGAAACTCTATAATACCAACAATTATTTTTAATTGCATAATTTAAGCTAAACTGACACAATTTTTTACCAACACCTATACCTCTATATTTAAAAAAGGTATGTAGTAATTGCAAATTTGCAATTTTTGGTTCTCGTTTAGAATATGTAGTTATGATTGCACCCATAAGATTTTCATTATCATATAAACCGATACAAAATCTCCATTGATTTTGCATATTAGCTTTTGCTACAAAAGTATTAGCAAATTTATCACCTTTATCTGTACTTATACTTGAAATAAAATTTTGTTTTGTACAAACTTTAAATTTTAACAAGACCAGTCCTTTTTTTTTGACCTCTATCTTTATTATATTTAGTTTTTAAATATCCAATCCATTGATCTGTCCTAAAGTTTAAATTAGGAAACTCATAATCGTACTCTTTTAAAATATCTAAAACTGGTTTTTGATCTGACAAAGCACTTTTTAAAAAATTACTTACAAATTTAAACATATCAAAAATTTCTTTTTTTTTATTACTCCCCCTAAAAAATCTAAATTCAATAGTTTCATTATGTTTTAGACTATAAGTATTGATAGCATACCTAAAAGGTCTTCCCATAGAAATACCATCTTTACCAGTACAATGGTGTTTTATAAAAGATTTAAAATCAGTTGATAAATTTATTATATTATCGAGCATATAAGTTGGCATTCTTCTACCACCATCATATTTTGTATATAATGTGCAATTTTTAAGTTTTTTCATATTTGGGTGGCTAACA